AAATACCCCTTAGAAGAGGCCCCTGAGTCGGACGTTATGAGCGGCGTAATGCAGCGTATTAAAGACATGGGCCAAGGCTTTGCGGACATCCCTGAGTTTGTTGGAAACTATCTGGTGCGTCCGGATGAGCGTGGGATGCCGTCGTTCGTTTCGCCCTCTGAAGTCGGTCAAGATGTGATGGATATTGGCACAGGTATGGCCACAGGTATCCAAGAAGACCCTACAGGCTTTATGCTTGATATGATTCCAGGCGTTTCAAACGTTCGATCTTTTATGGATTCAAACGCTTTGTATGAGCAAGCCACCGAGTTAGATAAAGCCGGAGATCAAGTAGGCGCGGCTAAAGCACGGTCTTTGGCGTCCTTCAGCATGACGGACGTTTTCAACCCTATTCCGGGTAGCCGAACAGCGATAAAAGGGATTATTGCGGGAAGAAATGCTCGCCGCGCGCCTGAAAAGCTTTCGGACTCTCGGTTGGACGTTTTGGAAGAAGAACCTGTTTTAGGTATTCCTACCGTGGAAGCTAGAGAGCGCTATGCCGATCAAATTGTCTCTGGAGACAATCCGTTAGAGCAGGAGGTGTTTAGAGAAACCGGTGCGTTTATAGGGGCGGATGGAACGCGTAAGTTTGAAATAGACACGTCTTCGGCAAGAGTGGATTTAGAAAAAATAAAAGACCTCTACATGTTTAGTAGCACAAAAAGATTGCCAGAGGTTTTAGACTTACCTGAGCTTTACGAAAATTATCCACAGCTTCAAGACACAAGAATAGTTTTTGATTCATCTATTCCGGGTGAGGCCCAATATAGGGCTAGAGCTAATGAAATTGCTATCAACCCAAACCCTGAAAACCTTACTCAAGAAACAATTACCTCCACTATTTTGCATGAGGCTCAGCACGGCGTCCAAAATATAGAAGGTGTTTTATCTAGAGAGTTGTTTTTAGAAGATGATATAACGTTTGATGAATATTTTAGGTTACCCACGGAAGTTGAAGCAAGAAACGTACAAGCCAGATTTGAAAGACCTCGCTATAAAGAAGTTCTTCCCGAAGTGAGTGCCGAGTACACGTTAGACGAAATGTCCGATGTAGACGCACTAAGAGCGAGAGTCAATAAAAAAGCTTTTGACGAGCTTATGGGTCAAAACCCTTTGGATGATTTCCCGTCTTTTAGTCGAACTGACCCTGGTTCATCTGATATGCTAGACGAAGTAATGAGACGTATGCGACAAAATATGATAAACCGTGGCAATAATGTTTCACGTGGAACATCTCGCCCCGAAGGGCAAAGGGGCGATCCTTTTGAACCTGAAGCGGACACTAGATACAGACAGAACAACCCTAAAAGGTAACTAAGATGGCAAACGGTGACAGCATAACGCCTATGATGGAACGTCGAGAAGACCCGATAGAGCTTTCTATTGAGGATCAGATGGACATTGCCGCGCCTAACGCTATGGAGCGCATGCCTAGCGAAGGTATGGACATAGAGATCATTGAAGACGAAGACGGTGGCGTGACCATAGACTTTGATCCATCCATGCGGGACATAGACGAAGGCGATTTCAGCCGTAACCTTGCCGAAGAAATGGACCGAGGTTTCCTTGGCGGTATGGCTAACAATCTTATGGGCGAGTACGACTCTAATAAAGCGTCACGTCAAGATTGGGAAGATGCGTACCGAGATGGCTTAGACTTGCTAGGTTTCACGTACGAGGAGCGCACACTTCCCTTTAGAGGCTCCACAGGCGTCACACACCCCCTTTTAGCCGAAGCTGCGACCCAGTTCCAAGCGCAAGCGTTTAACGAGCTGTTGCCCCCGGACGGCCCTGTACGCACCTCTGTACTAGGCGCTCCGACCAGGGAGAAAGAGCAACAAGCTCGTCGTGTTAAAGAGTTTATGAATTACTACATTACTAATGTAATGGAAGAGTACACGCCTGATTTCGATCAAATGTTGTTCTTTTTGCCGTTGGCGGGGTCTACGTTTAAAAAAGTTTACTTTGATGAAGCTCTAAACAGAGCGGTAAGTAAGTTTGTACCCGCAGAACATTTGGTGGTGCCTTACGAAACGTCTAGCTTGGAGAGCTGCCCGTGTATAACTCACGTGTTATCCATGCCTTTAAACCAATTGCGCAAGTTACAAGTGTCTGGTTTTTACTTAGACGTCCCCGTCTTGCCGGGTCAGAATACTTCTAGCGAGTTAGAAGACGAGCAAGACCATATTCAAGGTATGCATGCCTCAAATATTGATTATGACGTTACTTTATTAGAATTCCACGTAGAATTGGACCTTGAAGGGTTTGAAGACACGGATGAAGAAGGTGAAGAAACAGGCATAAAACTGCCTTATATCGTCACAGTGGTCGAAAACAGTGGCACAGTGCTTTCTGTCCGTCGAAATTACGCGGAAGACGACGAAGATCGCAAGAAAATACAATATTTTGTGCATTATAAGTTCTTACCGGGCTTTGGTTTCTACGGTTTAGGCTTAATTCACACAATAGGCGGTCTTTCTAGGACCGCTACAGCGGCGCTCAGGCAGCTTATTGATGCCGGGACGTTGTCTAACCTCCCCGCGGGCTTTAAAGCGCGTGGCATGCGTATACGGGACGATTCTGAGCCCCTACAGCCTGGAGAATTCCGTGATGTAGACGCTCCAGGCGGCGCGATCCGTGAAAGTTTGATGCCTTTACCGTTTAAAGGCCCAGATACGGTTTTATTTCAACTATTAGGCTTTGTGGTTGATGCGGGTAAGCGGTTTGCCACTATTACTGACCTTAAAGTAGGCGATGGCAACCAGAATGCCGCGGTTGGTACGACGGTAGCCATGCTTGAGCAGGGTAGCCGCGTGATGAGTGCGGTACATAAACGCCTGCATTACGCCATGCGTCAAGAATTTAAACTTTTGACCCGAGTAATGCATGAATCTTTGCCCCAGGAATATCCTTTTTCGGTAGAAGGCGGGGATCAAACGGTTATGGCGTCTGATTTTGATGATCGTGTAGACGTAATTCCGGTTTCAAACCCTAATATCTTCTCTCAAGCTCAGCGTATTGCCCTGGCGCAAGCTCAACTACAAATGGCCACGCAAGCGCCTGAAATGCACAATATGCATGAAGCGTTCCGCCGTATGTATGACGCTTTAGGCGTAAAAGACGTAGATAAGTTGTTAAATCAGCCCAGTACGGAACAACCGATTCCTAAAGATCCTGCTCAGGAGCACATTGATTCAATGGAAAATGTTGAGATGAAAGCGTTTGATGGTCAGAACCATGATGCACATATCATGTCGCATTTGTTATTCAGTGCATCACCGATTGCCGCACAGACGCCTTCGTTAATTATGGCTTTGCAAAAGCATGTAACAGAGCATGTTAAGATTAAGTCTGAAGAAATGGCCATGATGCAATTTATGCAGCAAAGCCAGGGTCAAC